CTCCAGAAATATAATTAAATTTCTCAGAAGGATCGTCATAGTTTAAGTTGATATCAATTCCATCAACTATACCAGTAAATCTCATCTCAACTTTCTTATTCAAATCGCCATTTTCATAAGAAAAGTATAAATCTGATGAACTGATTACTTCCGACTTTTCTATTATGACAGTGGAATTCTCTGATCTACACCCCAAGAATTGATTTAATGTTTTTTCATCATAGTATATTTTATTTCCATTATAAATGAAATAACCAGAATCATTAAATCCAACAGTAGAATCTACAGTTATTACCTCATAAGAACTAGGTGTAACTGAGACATTACTTGCAGATAAAGTACTTGGAGTGACATCGAATTGTCCAGTAATAGATGATGTTGCATCATCATATCCAACAAATAGATATAAAGTATAATATGTCTTTTGCCCAACAGTAAAGGGTGTAATTTTGGTTATAGATGCACTTACTTCAGAATCATTTTCTTTATATACAGTTTGTCCAACAATATTTGCTGGATTTCCTGATAAAGCTTCTATAACAGAAATTTCTCTTCTAATGTAATTTGCAGATGATGGTTTTATTAAAAATTGCTCTAAATCAACTATTGCAGACTCACTCCCATACAGAACCCTGAATAGTATTTTAAAAGACTCTTCAGTACCCTTTGTTTCATAAAAGGATCTTGATTCTTTTAAAAAGTTTCCAACATTTATCCCTGTTGCAAAATCTTTATTTTCTAATCCTGGTGATAAAGAATATTTTATTTTTCTAAAAAATTCTTTGAGAAATAGGCTACTAAGATTTTCAACTGTAGAACCAGATGTATGTGATGAAGCATCAGATGTTGAAAACACCAATTCCTCAGGATTTAACGTATCGTGATAATTTGTTATAGCACTAAAACCACGTATACATCCTAAAAATGAAGTAGGAGTTTTGGATAAGTAAGTAATTATCTCATTATCAATTTTTATTAATCCATATCTATCAGGAAATCCTTTTGTACTGGATACAAAAATAGTATCTGTTTCAACTGAAACATTTGCAGTTAAAGATGTTTCACTAGTAATGGTTTCTGGAACTAGATTATCTAGAGATAGATATCCATCAAGATTATCAATAATATCAAGACTAGATGATGGATATTCTTGAGAAATGTAATATTGTCTTAAAAACTCAATAAATTTATCATAAGAACCAGGAGAAGATAGTATTTCTCTCGTTTCAAAAGAATTAAATCCACTGTGTTTTGTATAACTAAGAGTTCCACTAGTTGAACCGCCAATACCATCTAATATTGTAAATGTGTTATTATCAAGTACTTGATAAACACCATAAAATCCTTCTGAGGCAGAACCACTTATAACTTCTACATTTATTCTCTGCTGTTCAGCTAAATTGTGATTTGCACTAGAAACTACAATTGTTTTTCCAGTTCTAGAATATGTTGCGGTAAAGGAGTCGGAAGTTATAAAATCCGACTCTACAATTGATATATTATCTTTAATAAATTCTGGAAGTTGACTCTCAATTATTTGACTGATTTTTACTTTTTCACTTATACCTCTTACCATTTCTTATGACCTCTGCAAACTTCCATTTGAATAACTTGATCTAAATGAATCCTTGGAGAATAAGACTCCAGACACGTCATCACCTGATGAAATTACATCTTTAATCATATTTATTTTACTTTTTGACACATCAAATACTAGATATAAATCTTTAAGAGCCAATATATCATTAGATTCTGGATACGCCTGCATTTCGATGATATTATTTGGATTGTTTGTTTTGGTAAAGTAAATTGTATTGATTACAATTTCTCCTTTAACGTAATCTACTTTTCCTGCTGAAGGAACTATTACTACAGGAGGTTCACCAACAACAGAAGATGGTGTAACAACAGAAATAACACCTGTCGTCAGGTCAGTATTTGGTGTATCAGTAAAATAGCAATTATCAATTTCTCTTATACCACCGCCAACTGACTCAGTTCTGATTGAAAATGATGTAGATTTAATATTATATCCATCCCTATTCACATGGAATCTATTACCAAAACATAATTCATACTGTGAGAACTGATTTGTAATGGCTGATAGATTTCTTCTTATTATAAGTTTTGTAATATTTGATGTAATAGATCTGTCAGTATTATCAATAACTGATAATAATTTACTATATTTAAATCTTCCATCAACTCTAGTAGAACTTAATGAAGATGCATATAGATTTAAATTTGTAATTACACTGCTCTTTAGTGTTTCAACACTTCCAATTTGATTATCGTTATAATAAATTGAAGAATCAATTTCAATATAAAGGATTTTGAGATCAACTATTCGGGCATTAATTCCAGCTAAACTGTACTGTTTTAGTTTTGATAGTATTTGTTCCTTATCAAATTCAGAAACACTAGTTCCATTTTTAGGTTTAATGCTAATTACAACAGTACCAAACTCTGGCGGATCTAATTCTTCTCCACCAATAACTGAAATTGATTCTGTATTTGGATATATTTGATTGGCAATAATTGCCTCATAATCTTTCGTTGTTACTGCCCTATACTGTGAAGAATAGAGTCTAGGTGCAAAATATTTTATTGAAGATACTGATTCAATATCATCACCATTTCTTGCAACCTCATTTGTTGTTAATGTAATTCTATTCTGTGGAATAATAATGGAACCAAAAGCATTTCTCAGAGTTCCCTGATAAACAAAGTTTGCAGCACCATTTCCAATCTTTCCACTGGTTTGGATATATGTTGCCGTAACTACAGAATCATTTTCAAGTTTTTTCCCGAAATATCCATCACCAAATAAAAGTTCATACCTTTCATCTGGAACTTCCTGCAATAGATATGTTTCAGAATTCCTGTCAATGTTTAAAATATTATCAATTAACTTAAATTTTGTTCCAACCCCACTATTACTTGGACCTCTAACATATACATTTAGGGTTGAAGTGTCTATACCTTCATTATCAAGAATGAATCTTTGGTCTAAAGATGCATTTACAGTAAATCTTTGGGTAATAAAGTTTCCTTGATATACAGTAATGTTATTAAAATTTGCAACACCATCAATAACACTTACAGTTATATCATCTGGGATTGAAAAAATATATCTACTATTCGATTCATTTCCGACACATACAACTCCAGGTTGTAGTGTTATTGTAGGAGTTTGCTGGGCAACATTTACAGAAAAAGATATTTTTGCCTGTGCAGCAACTCTAGATCTTGGTACATATCCAATAGTTCTAGCTAGAGAAACAACATTATCCCTAATTACAGCAGAATCTAAGAATGCCTCATTTGCAATCATATTTGCATTAAAGGCAGTCATATATGTATTGTATGCCAAAACATCAATCAATATGGAGAAGTTAGAACCTTCAAAGTCAAAATCAGTAAAATTACTGTTTGCTCTTAAGTAATCTTTGATTGATGTTTTTATCTGAGCAAAGTCTAGATTTGAGAACTTAGTGAACGGCATTTTATCTTGTTGCCTCTAGAATAAATGTGAATGGTTGGGATGGAACATCTTGACCAATAATTCTATAAATTACAGTAACTTCAAAACTATTATCATCAAAAGCAGAATCAACTTGAACTGTTAAATCTGTCACTCTTGGTTCAAATAATTCAATAGTATTTTCAATTTGTTCTTTTATTGTAATAATTGCCGCAAAGTCTGACAATTCAAAAAGTTCTTCCCTGATATTAGAACCTATAATTGAATTAAAGAATCTTTCAGTTGGAATAGTTTCTACCAAATTTCGTATTGACCTATTGATAGATCTTTCATTGATAAGTACAGGAATGTCATTTGTTACTGGATGAGGCTCAAATGACAGGTCAATATCTTTAAAGTATCGGGATAACTTTTGAATTGCCATGAGGCACACAATTTCTTCTTATTTATTTATCATAGTGTACCATATGTTGGTTCAGTTCCATATTCCCAATCATCATAATCCTCATCATTTCTAATTTTTTGGTGCAATTTCGATTGTTCTGACAAATTATGGCGATTTCCAAGGTCATCGTGCATAATTTCTTGAAGAACTTGTGGTTTTTTAGTATTTCCAGACCAGTAATCTGTAACTAATTTACTTGTTCCCCACATTTCACGCATATAATTAGAATTTCTATCTGGATTTGGGTTCATTGCCATCTGTTTTCTCCTTTTTGAGGTTGAACAGAACTTTTAGAGGGGTTGCTATCCCTTTATTTTACCAAAAATCCTTTTCTACGATAATCTTCAGACTTTACAAACCGATACTCACTATTATTTACCATCTCATCTTCCTGCCAAATTGGAATTGCGACAGTATTTTCATACATAAAATTCGGATTTCTGCGAAAATGTACTTCTATTAGTTTATTTCCTATAAATTCACAGTTAATCCACTCATAATTTCCACACAATTCTTCTAATATTATAGGAAAATCTATAGTTTTATTAATTTTTTCCCATTTTTTCCATTTACAATATGGGTCTTCTGAGTCCCTGGTTCCCAAAACAACCAATTTTGATTTTTTATTCTGGAAATCAACACTCAAATGCTCACCCTCAAAAATTTCACACCAGAATTCGGCAGGATTCATGTCATATTCTTCAAAATATCCTTCAGTTTGTGGGAAAATAAATCTTTTTCTTGTAAAACGACCCATTCCCATGAGATTGATGGATGGTCTGATAATATAATAGTCGGGTTTAGGCACTGAAGTCCCAAAAGGACCACAGATATAACCTAAACGCCGACTTAAAAATAACTTATTATAAACCCAGAGGTCATGAGTGTGAATCTGATTCCATTCTTCATCAACCCCTGGATATTGTTTCATCATCCTTTACCTTGTCCGCGATACTTCTTCCGAGCATTATTGCGAGAAGATGATGCATATTTGGTATTTTTACCATCTCCTTGTCGAGTCAACTTGGGCTTGCCAGGAACATAAGAACCACTCTTGTATGCCATAATTAGTCTCCTATAATTTCAGTAGTAATATCAGAAGGGTCTGGAGAACCTGACTCATAAAACTGTTGTGCCAGGTCCTCCATAGTATCGAGGAATTGCTCCTCTGTTAAGTTCTGGTGAATTGTATCCCCTTTACAGAGGATATTATACTTGGTCTGTGTAGGTCTGTCAACCATTCTCAGATAACTCTTGTCTTTTCGTGACCGACTCTGATACGAGGATCGCACCAAATCTCAAATCCCGCTTCTTTTGCATCGAGACAGAACGACACATCTTCTCCACACATATCTTGAACCTCACCAGATTCAAAGACTTGCATCTTGGGAGCGAACCATGGATACTTCATCTCAGGATGCTCAAAGACTCCGTTCTTAATCATAACCCAACCAAATCCAGTATAATCAACTGTGAATGGTTTCTTACGCTTGCTGATGCCTTCTACCATCTCATGATTCATGACTCCACCATTGCTGCGGAAGTCATCTTCTTCTAACCAATGAGCGACTGATGTAGTACGACCATCTTCAGTGCAATACCATCCAGCGACGATTTCTTTTTCAGTACCATCTTCCGAAATAGCAAGGTCACATAGTTGCCAGAATTTTTCAGTGTTGAAAACAATGTCAGAGTCAATCCAGAGTTGATAGTCATATTGTAGACGACCATCCCAGGGAATTTGGTCTGGACCACGAAGAACATTTGCTCCGAGACACTTACAACGAGCAAAGTTCACCATGGATGAATAATCTTGAGAGATTTGAATGGCAATCCCACTCTGTACCATATCAAAGCACAGTTGTACAAAGTTCTTTAAAAAGGTAAAAGAGCACCCGCGCCCTGGAAGGCAGAACACAATACTCTTACCACGCATTCTTTCTTTAATTGCCGCATAGTCCCAGTCAGGTTCAACCGAGCTTGAATTTTGAGCGATTGGAGACTTTGCTTTTACAGTAAATCCTTTTGCCATAATTGAGTAGTTACTTCAGTCATATCATACACTATTATATAGTGGTTGTCAATGCGATGAGTTAAGGGATATTTCCTTATTCACACTAACTTTTTCAAAACTTATATCATTTTTTGATATTTCCTTGGTGTCCATAATGTCTAATAAATTTTGCATCATTAACCAAGTATTATCAAATTCATTCTCAGAAAGAGAATGATAAACACATCTATCTTTTATGTAAATGTGATAAACATAATGTGTATATGTATTACTCATATTTTCTCTCTGTAATGAC